AGTGAAGGTTTCGCAGGCCCGGAAGTACTGGGAGTTCGATCACCTGGACAACGCGGGAGAGGTTTGGCGGTACGAAATCCTGTGGGCGCCGGCAATTCGTGAGTTGAGTCTGTTTTACCTTCCGCCCAACGGTCAGTCGTGGGAATACGGGCATAGCAAGTTTGTGCTACCCCGAACCGATGTCGAAGTTGCGGTGGCCGCTATGCGCCGTTTCGTAACAGGTTCGATTGGCATCGATGGCTATGAGGCGGTGCTGCCTTGACGGGAAACGACACGCCAGCAGACCCGGACCGTTTGAGGTTTCGTCTTGGTTTGCGGGGAAGTTCAGCGACGGAGAGGCATGAGAACAGGTTCCGCCGCCGTAAACGTCCGGGCCACGGCCAGCGTGGCGCTGAGGACCGGAAATCGATCGATGAGCAGAGAAAGGACTAGAGGCATGGTGTTGAGGTGGTCGGCGCTGGAGAACGGTGTCGTTGACGTTCCGAGGTTTGAGTTTGATTGGCACGCAAGCTGCTTTGAGTGCGATTGGGATTTCGCCGGCAATCACCGGTTGGTGGTTTGTGGTGAGGCTTCAGAGCATGCGGCGGAGTTCGAGCACGAAGTGGAGGTTTGGTGATGTTTGTTTACGTTCTGGATGTTGAGGTAGACGCTGGCAACGGCGACTACGTGAGTGCAACGCACGTGTATTCGAGGCTTGAAGCGGCGGTAGACGGGCTTAATGACTGGCTGATGGACATGCTGATCTATGCGGGAGAAGCGCACTACGACGAATCAGAGTTACGGGATGCTGCCGGTGAGGTTTCGTTTGTCGGTAACGATCTGCTGATTTCCAATGGGCCGTGGCATGGGGCTGACTTGACTTGGGGTATCAACCGGCATCAGGTATGGGAGGTTCTCCCGTGAGGTTTGATGAAGGCCAGAGGGTGTGTGTTGAACGTGACGAGGTTTCGTTTCCCGCCCGTGGTACTTGGTTTTGGTTTAGAGGTTTGAAGGGGCCGGTTGAGGAGATCAACCGGTGCCGGCGTTCAGCGGACACGGAGTACGGGGTCCGATTGCCAAGGTTTGGTTTGGTGTGGTTCAAGGCCCACGAAATTCGTGCCCTACGGGGCTCTCAGCGCAACGCTGGCGGGCGTTCCGGGCTGGGTGGGGTGATCACACCGGAGGCTTGAAACTTGACGGGAAACAGCCTGTGTGAGGTCGATCACAACACAAAAAAGATAGACGTATATGAAGAGAGTCAGGGAAAGGACTAAGGCATGGGATTCTTCAGCCAAGACTGCAACGGGTGCGGGCATCCGCTGCTCAGCATGCACGCAACCAACCACATCAACATGTGGATGAACGAAGTGGTCGCCATCCAACCGGATGGCGCCGTCCAGGAAGGTTTCTACGACGGGTACGGGCGGATCTACTCCGAGGTTTGGGATGGCGAGGATTGGATCGAGGAAACCTATGAAGAGGCTGTAGGTTTCGATGCCACAGTTTGGCACCAAGCCTGCTGGGCTTTGGAGGGCGAACCGATCATCTACCTGGGGCCTTCGGAACATTCCGAAGATCAAGGTTTTTTCTTTGGCAAAGGTACCCACGATATGCCTTTGCCGCTTGACAGTGATCAAGCGTATTGTTTAAGGCATGGTGAAAAAGTTGACCACGTCAGACGGGTCAAAACCTGAGCTTTCATTAGCGGTTATCGAAGATTTGAAGAGCAAAGGGCATAGCCAGGCCGATATTGCCCGCCTGTTCGGGGTGTCACGGCAAGCTATTACCTGGTGGAAGTACACCTACAACGGGGCGTTAACGCCCCGCGAAATTGTTCTTCAGAATTTCCCCTGGACTGATGTGTCGAAGAAACACGGGGAAACTTCGGTATACAGAAGGCTTCGGGATCACGGCGAATACATGGCTACCGGTGGCGCCGGAATGTCGTACGAAAAATTGCAGAGGCTTCGCAAATTTTATCGGGATCTCCGCGAACGGGACGTGGTTATCGAGTACGACCCGGCGCTGCCACCCCAACCAGGTTTCGCCATTAACGGAGGGTTCGCGTTGCGGCCCAGACGCAAGTCCGACGGGGACTTGCTGATCAGAGTCAACAAGCACACAACCCTCACCGAAGAGGGCCAGATGATCTGGGTGTTTCCCCCGCAGGAACCATAGGACTGGAAAATTGTCGGTCCTGTCTGTTTGGGTTACACCCCCACAGGGAGAGGACGACGTAGGTGGCAGCACCCACACAGAAAGCCGATGACGAGGTCATCACGTTTAGGCCGGCTTATCTTGTCGCGCTGAAAACGGAGGAAGGCTTGACTGTCTACCGCAGTGTGCTGGTGAAGGACACCAGCCCGATGTACCAGTCGGTCATAGAGCAGCTAGACGGCTACCAACTTGTCTCATCAAGTGTGTGCGTAGACCCGGCGATGATGTTCGGGAAAGCCGAAGAGCTTATCTATAGGAGGGTTGATGTCTGAGCATCGTTCGGTGTCCCAACTGAAGCTGTACGAGCGTTGCCCGTACGCCTACAAGCTTTCCCGCATCGACAAGGTGTGGCAGAGGCCCGCAGCGTGGCTGGCGCAAGGTTCCGCTGTTCACGAAGCAGCCGAAGCGTTCGAGCGGTCTGGTCGAACGATGACCGTCCCCGACACCCAAGAGGTTTTCAAAACCTCATACGAACAGCACATCAACGCGGCCTGCGAAATCACCCCGAACTTTCAGGTTTGGTTCAGTTCCGGTAGGTACGGCGGGCAAGTGGACATCGAACGGCGGTACCTCATCGGCCTCGAACAGGTCGAAAAGTACATCCGCTGGTACGACACCCACCCGGAGGAAGTCATCTGGGTTGCCGCAGACGGCACACCGGGCATCGAGCTAGGTTTCGACATCGACCTCGACGGTGTTCTAGTGCGAGGTTTCATCGACGCTGTCATCGATTCCCCCGCAGGTTTGATCGTCCGGGACAACAAGACCGGGAACAGCCCCGGCGACGATTTCCAGCTAGGTGTGTACGGGGTGGCGTTGGCGGAAAGCTACGGCATCGAACCGCCAAGCGTGGGGGACTACTGGATGGGTAAGTCAGGTAAACCGACCCGCCCTTACGACATCGCCGCCTGGACACGGGACAGAGTTTCCGAGGCGTTCCGGGTGCTAGAGGCGAACATCCAAGCGGGCCGTTTCGACCCGCTGCCAGACACAGCGAAATGCCGTTTCTGCGACGTGGCTTTTTTTTGCCCGTACTCGGCTTGACAGGAAACGAGAAAGGGGCGTAGATGTACACACCGCTTCAATCGCTGTACATCAAAGGGTCCGCAGGTGACCCGCTTCCCGTTGTGTGGGAATCGTTGCAGCAGAGAGGGACAGCCTTCCTGCGCGGCCAGCTATGCCTGATCTGCGCTGGGCCTGGGGTAGGTAAGTCTGCGCTCGTCCTGAATTACGCTTTGCGGGCTAAAGTCCCGACTTTGTATTTCAGTGCGGACTCGGACTCTTTCACCCAGTTGTCCCGATCTTTGTCGGTGCTGACGGGTTGGGGGATGGACAAGTCGACCCGCATGGTGAGGGCTGGTGACCTCGGGGAAGCAACCCAAGAGTTCGCCGGTATCCCCATCCGATTCAACTACGCCGCATCCCCGAACCTGGAGCAGATCGAATCGTCGATGGCCTCCTACGAGGAGGTGTACGGGGATTTCCCGATGCTCGTCGTTGTCGACAACATCACGAATGTTCGGACAGGCGGGGAGAACGACGACGACCCGTTCTCCGGTTTGGAAGCTCTGATGGATTACCTGCACGACATGGCGAGATCGACCGGGGCTTGCGTGGTCGGTTTGCATCACGTCACAGGCAAGTACAACGACGCCGACGAACCGATCCCACTGTCCGGTGTGAAAGGGCAGATCGCACGGGTCCCCGAGATGGTGCTGACGTTGCATAAGGTCGCCGCCGGTTTCGGCCCGGACCTGCTTTGTGTGTCGACGGTGAAAAACCGTGGCGGCAAAGCGGACCCGTCCGGGCGTGACTTCGTCGCACTGGACTTCACCGGGGACACCATGCAGATCACTGACAAAGGAAATGCTTGATGAATCTTGACCTGCTGCTTGCCATCAACTTGTTCATTTGGATTGCTTCTGTCTGTCTGATCGCGGCTGTGGACAGTCGGTGGTGAAACGTGTTCCAACACATAGAAGCCAGGATCGCCGGCATAAACGTAAAAGTTGCATTGACTGTGTCGATGAGGGGATCACCACAGCCCGGAAGGCACCTCACCCAGGCCCACGTTGCGCAACACACCACCGTGCAAAACGTGCGAGCCGACGATCCAGCACCCAAGAGCAAAGATGGATGCAGGTCTATGGAATCACCGGGGACGAATACTGGGCTATCTACCGATACCAGCTTGGGCGGTGCTTCATCTGTGAACGTGCAACAGGCGCAAGGAAAAGACTCTCAGTCGACCACTGCCACGCCACCGGAATTGTGCGGGGGTTGCTGTGCAGTACATGTAACTCCAGGGTACTTGGGCACCTGCGTGACGAAATATCCGCGTTTGAGCGGGCAATCGACTACCTGAAAGAGCCACCGGCGGTTCGGGTGATCGGGGAAAGGACGGTCCCGAATTTCTAGGCACAGCGGTCGATTCGACTGGAAGAAATACTCGAAGTACAGCGGGAACCTCATCGACTACTGGAGAGATAAACGTCGACCGCCCGAACATTCGGCGCCCGAGGACTTGACAGGAAACAGGGAGTGACATGAAACATGTGGTCATGTTCTCCGGGGGCATCGGCTCCTGGGCCACCGCGAAGCGGGTAGCTGAACAGCACGGCACCGACGAGATGGTGCTTGTGTTCGCGGATGTGAAGGGAGACAACCCGTCACCGCACATCGGTGAGGACGAAGACACCTACCGGTTCATCGAGGACGCCGCGAAGAACATCGGGGCGGAACTGGTTGTCGTTAAGGACGGCAGGGATATCTGGCAGGTCTTCAAAGATGATGACAGGTTTCTCGGAAACTCACGCCTGGCGAACTGCTCGAAGTTCCTGAAGCAGAGACCTAGCCGTAAATGGTTGGAGGAGAACTGTTCCCCGGAGGACACGGTGGTGTATGTCGGTATCGACTGGACCGAAACGAAACGCCTACCGGCCATCGAGTCGGCGTACCTGCCTTACGTTGCTAAAGCACCGTTGTGTGAGGCGCCGTTCCTCGACAAGCAGGACATGATCTCCTGGGCGGAATCTGAGGGGTTGGAACCTCCACGCCTGTATGGGAAGGGTTTCCCCCACAACAATTGCGGCGGCGGATGTGTGCGGGCCGGTCAAGGGCAGTTCAAGTTGTTGTTGGAGAAAGACCCTGAACGGTATGCGGTGTGGGAGCGCAAAGAGCAGGAACTGCGGGACTATCTCGGTAAGGATGTGGCGATCCTCCGGGACCGCAGCAAAGCGAAAGTCGCTGAATACAACAGGCGCAATCCGGGCGAAAAACCCTCCACCGCTGTCCCTTTGACGTTGAAAGCGTTCCGGGAGATGGTCGATTACCAGCCAGCACTGATCGAGCTTGACGAGCTTGGCGGCTGCGGATGTTTCGTTGACGACGACTTGACAGGAAACCATTAATGTACAGCGACGTTGTTGTTCGGCCCCAATGTTTCTTCTGCGACCGGATCTTGTCATGGGATACCGCGCTGATCGCCCCGTTCGGGGCGGTGCTGTGCGCGGAGTGCGACGGGGATGGGGTCGCTGATGCTTGATGACCCTTTACGTCCGGGCCTGGAAACCCCGACAGACATCGACCTGATTTCCCGGCTCACCCGCAGCGAGCGGGAAGAACGGGTGAAGTTCCTCATCGCGCAGGCCGACGAGATCGTCCAGATGGCGCTCGACCAACACCAGGGCGCCCACCGGATCGCCGGTACGTGCGTCCTGTTCTCTGGCGGTAACGACTCCACGGTGTTGGCGCATCTGATGCGTAAGCACGCCACACATGCGGTGCACTGCAACACCACCATCGGGATCGAGGAAACCCGCCAGTTTGTGCGGGACGTGTGCAAGCAGTGGGGGTTGCCACTTCTGGAGGAAGTGGCGCCTGTGACGTATCGGGAACTGGTGTTAGACCAGGGGTTCCCCGGCGCCGGCCATCACTTCAAAATGTTCCAACGCCTCAAGGAGCGTGGCCTTCGACAAGCCCGCAGGAAGATCGTCACCGACCCCCGCAAGGAGCGGGTTCTGTTCCTCGCCGGTAGGCGCAGGCAGGAGTCCGCGCGGCGGGCTAACATCCCGCTGCACGAACGGGAAGGGTCCACGATCTGGGCCTCACCGATAGCTCTCTGGACTAAACCGGACATGGCGACATACCGGTTGATGAACAGAGACACCGACCCGGTGCCCCTCAATGAGGTGTCCGAGAAGATCCACATGTCCGGTGAATGTTTGTGCGGCAGTTTCGCTAAACCGGGTGAACTCGAAGAGATCGGTGCGTGGTTCCCGGAAGTTAAAGCGGAGATCGAAGCCCTTGAGGCTGAGGTTAGGGCGTTAGGGAAGTTCCCTGAGCATCGCTGCAAGTGGGGTCACGGCAAAGGTAAAGCGACCAAGAAAGTCGGAAGCCTGTGCACCTCATGCCAACTGGACCTGTTTGAAGAGGAGAGTGAGTGAAGCTTTACCAGGAGATCATCCTTGATCACTACAAGAACCCGAGCAATCAAGGGCTCGATGAGGATTTCACCTCTGAGGGGTATGCGGTTAACCCGATCTGCGGTGACGAGATATCTGTGCGGTTCAGCGGAACCCAGTACGTCCACATGACGCACATGGTGTCGGGTTGCGCTATCAGTCAAGCTGCGGCGTCGGTTCTGTCGGAGATCCTCGACGGGGCTAAATGTGAGTGTGTTGAGCGGTTGGTGGATCAGTTCTGCGCAGCGGTGTCTGGCGGTGAGTTCGACAGCGATCTTCACGATGATCTGGAGGCGTTCAGCGGGGTGGTTCGGTATCCGGCCCGCGTGAAGTGCGCTTTGTTGCCCACGGTCGCGGTTCGCCGCGCCTTGACAGGAAACGAGAAGTAGGTAAACTCGATGCCAAGGATTCTGGATATGTTCTGCGGGGCTGGTGGCGCAGGTATGGGCTACCACAGGGCAGGCTTTGATGTGATCGGAGTGGACATCGCGCCGCAACCGAACTACCCGTTCTTCTTCGTGCAGATGGACGCGTTAGAGATGCTGTTAGGCAGCTTCACAAAGTTCGATGCTTTCCACGCTTCTCCTCCATGTCAGGCGCACTCCGCTCTCGGCAAGGGCACGAACGACAACTCTGATGAATACCCGGACTACCTGGAAGTGACTCGGGCTGTTTTGAAAGCGACGGGTAAGCCTTACGTCATCGAGAACGTCCAGTCCGCACCGATGGAGAACCCGATCACGCTGTGTGGGGAAATGTTTGGTCTCCGGGTGATCAGGCACCGGCTGTTTGAGTCGAACATTTTGCTCATGCAGCCGGAACATATCAAGCATCGAGGCCGGGTTGCGGGTTGGCGTCACGGCGAGAAGTTCGACGGCCCGTACTTTGCGGTTTACGGCAACGGAGGCGGCAAGGGCACTTTGGATGAGTGGCGCACCGCAATGGATATGCCTTGGGCGCAGACGAAGCTGGAGATCGCTGAGGCTATCCCACCCGCCTACACGGAATACCTCGGGCATCAAATGATCGACTACTTGACGGGAAACGGCAAAGCCAGTGCCTGAACCGCTGATAGTTGCCGCCATCCAGCGGTGGCACCCCGAATGGGAGCCGCCAGCAGACAACGGATACGACTGGATCTCCACACTGTGCCCGTTCCACCAGGAAACGAACCGTTCCGCGTCAGTGTCCTACCACCGGAACGCGTTCCACTGCTTCGCCTGCCCGGTCAGCGGGGACGCGATCTCTCTCATCCGAAACCAGGAAGGGGTGAACTATGCAGAAGCTCTCCGAATCGCAGAGGAGCTTTCTGAGGGAAGCTACATCCCGCTATCACGGAAGCCTGCCCGGAAGTCAGGCAGAAGAGTATTTGGTGCAGCGCGGCCTGGGATGGCCGTCCCTGAAGGATCGGATGTCCCGCTTCCGACTGGGATACGTCAAAGAACCGCTCCCTGGACATGAACAGTTCAGAGGGTTCCTCGCCATCCCGTATCTGCGTTGGTCGCAGGAACACGGGTGGGCCGTCGTGTCGATGAGATTCCGGTGCATCGAAGACCACGAACACACAGGGCACGGGAAATACATGACCTGCGCCGGCGACAGGCCACGGCTGTACAACACCATCGCCTTGCTTCAGGACTCCCCGTCTATTGCGGTCACCGAAGGTGAGATCGACGCGATCACCGCGCAGGTGTGCGGGATGCCTGCCGTGGGTGTGCCTGGGACTCAGACGTGGCAGACCCACTACCGGGAGCCTTTCCTCGGCTACCGGGACGTGTTCGTCCTAGCCGACGGCGACGAGGCCGGGATGCTGTTCGCCAACACTGTCGCGGCGTCGCTCCCGAACGCGAAAGTCATCCCGATGCCGCCAGGGGACGACGTGAACTCCCTTGTTTTCCAACACGGAAAAGATGCTTTCCTCGAAAGGATTTCATGAAAACCGTTGTGTACACCCAGCCGGATTGTCGGGCCTGCGAGCGTGTGATCGGGAAGCTCCGCGAATCCGGTATCGACCCGGAAGTCATTGATGTGAGCCGGGATCTGGTCGCAAAGGACTACCTGACCCGATTCCTGCGGGCTTCCTCCGTACCGGTCATCGAAGCCCCCGGATTCGACGCAGTCATCGGATATCAGCCCGACAAAGTCAAGGAGATCATCGATGCGCTTGGAGTTTAACTTCTCGGTGGGGATGGAGTTCCCCAAATGGGTTGAGCGGATACATGACTACGTGTGGACAGATGAGGAGGAAGACAATGAGTGATTTCGGTTACCGGCTAGACAACGCCAAAGACGGCCAGGAGTTCACCAAGATCATCATGGGTTTGTTCACCGACCTCGAAAAGAGGATGGAACACGAGGCGGATGAAGATGAGTGACCCGATCTCCCCGGACCACTACCAGTTCCCCAACGGGGCACAAGTCATTGACATCACCGAGAACCTGTCCTTCAACCTCGGCAACGTGGTGAAGTACGCGGCCCGCGCAGGCCGCAAATCGCCGGACCCCCTTGAGGATCTACATAAAGCGAGGTTCTACCTGAACCGCGAGATTGAGAGACTGACATGAAACGCATCGTCATCATCCCGGACACCCAACTTCCATACGATGACCGGAAAGCGTTGAAGGCGATCATCCGGTACATCGGGGACACCCAACCAGATGAGGTCATCCACATCGGTGACGTGATGGACTACCCGCAGCCGTCTAGGTGGAATAAAGACACGGCGGGGGAGTTCCAGGGTTCGGTGTTCCGGGACAGCGAGGACGCCAAAAGGCGTCTGCTGGAGCCCCTCCGGGCGGTGTACGACGGCCCGATAGGGGTGCATGAAGGTAACCACGACGAACGCCCCCGCACCTACCTCGCCAAATACGCACCCGCCCTCGCGGAGTCCAAGGCGTTCAACGTCGAAACCCTCCTGGACTTCGACAGGTTCGGTGTTCGTCTGTTGCCGGAGTTTTACAACGTCGCTCCGGGCTGGGTCACAACCCACGGGCACAAGGGCGGCATTTCGATGTCACGTTTCGCCGGCCACACAGCGTTGGGTGCTGCCACGAAGTTCCAGAAGTCTGTGGTGATGGGTCACACCCACCGGATGGGGTTGACCTCGCACAGTTTCGGGTTCGGTGGGGTGGTCCGTAAGACCGTTCACGGTTTCGAGGTCGGTCATCTGATGGATATGAAGCAGGCGCAGTACCTCAAAGGTGCTGCGGGTAACTGGCAGAAAGGTTTTGGTCTTTTGACTGTTGATGGCGGGCATGTGAAGCCCGAGCTTGTGTTGATCGATAAGGGCCGTTTCACGGTCGATGGCAATGTGTGGGAGGTCTGACTTGACAGGAAACGATATGCAAAAGGTGATCCGTAAGGCTGCTGAGTCTGCGGTGGTGGAGTGGTTCAGCGGGCAGTGGGAGCGTCAGGCCCAGACGGTTGATGATCTGAACCAGGACTTGTGGGTGTGGTATCTGGAGCGTCCTGAGACTCAGAGGAAGATCGCTGGGTTGTCGGAGCCGGAAGCGGTGAAGACGGTGATGCTGCACGCAGCCCAAATCCTGAGCAAGCAGACGCTGGAAGGGAACACGTTTAACGGAAAGGACATTTTCTCTTCAGACTCGGTTAAAGAAGCTCTAAAGGGAAAGTCGTCTAATAAGTACCTTCAGACGATTCTTCCGACCGCAATGAGATCGCTTGATGGGGTTCATGCAGAAGCCATCCGTAACCGCTATGAAGACGGAGTTGTACCCAAAGAAGGTGCCGCCAAGTTCATTCTGTTCTATGCGCTAAAGGCTCTTACCGCTGAGGTGAACGTCCGATATATCACCGCTGAAGTCCAGGGCGTCGGAAGCGCCACAGCCGTGTTCCCCCACACCCGCAAAGCCAAAGGTGGACATGGGGACCCGACAGGCGACATCGGAACCCAGATGGCCGACAGACCCTACGAATACGAAACAGGTGAAGACCTTCGACCCCACTTTTACGCGCCGTCGGACATGAGACAGTGGTCTCACGGGGCGGCAGCCGAACCCACCTATGACCTCTGCGAGGTCAACGGAAAAACAGTTCGGGTGCGGCCCACAGGCGAAGAAGCTGTCCTTCTGCGGAACAACCCGCAACTACTCGCAGCCTACCTTGACGGGAAACGGAAGCTGGTATGCACAACATAATGGATTTCACATACAACCACATGGGCGGCTCCGAGATGTATCGGTCGACCCTGTTCCCGGATCTGTTTCCGCACGCCAAACCGATGCTGCTGCACAACTGGTGCGCCGAAGACATCGAAATGTATTGCACCGGAATAAAGGAGGAGAAGTGAAGTACGCGTACGACGGCGAATACCCCTACTACAACAAGCCGCCTTGGGATGACGAGGAGTTACAGCCGTTCGATTTCGAGGACGACTTCCCGGACGACGAAGAGCAGCAATACGCCCTGTGGGCGAAGCAACTACGAGAGGGCTACTGAACAAGTGACTGACATTAACTGGGGTCCGACAGGGGAACTGGTTTACAACCGCACCTACTCAAGGGTGAAGCCGGACGGCACGAAAGAAACGTGGCCGGAAACGGTGGAGAGGGTGGTCGACGGCAACCTCGCCTTGGTCGAGGAGCGTCACCAGCTTGAAGACGAACGCCAACAGTTGATCGACATGATGCTGGACTTCAAAATCCTGCCAGCAGGACGCCACCTGTGGGCATCCGGGGTTAAGAACGCGCAGCACCTGTTCAACTGTTGGGTGGCCGGTTGGACAGCCAACCCGTCCGATCACTTCGAGTTCACCTTCATGAGGTTGATGGAGGGTGGTGGTGTTGGCGCTAACTACTCCAACTCAAACCTGAACGGGTACCCCCCGATCCGGCACTCGCTGCAAGTTCACATCGTCTGCGACCCGGAACACCAGGACTACCAGGGACTTGCGGAAGCCGGTCTGCTGTCCATCGACTACGACTCCGA